CCACGACCAAACATAGATTGGAACCATCCACCGTCGGGAAGTGACTGCTTTAGTTGTTGGTTAATCATCCCTCGCATCTTTTTCTCTTCCTCAGCCTCTTCGATTTGATTCGGACGCGCAGGTGTAGGGTTAGCGTTCGCTTCCCCTTCCCCTTGAGAAGTGGGTGCGGGAGCGTCTCCGAAGGAGGGACCGCGTATGTTTGTTTTAAGAAGCGGGTGATTGCTCAACATGTCTTGGATGGCGGTCAAATCAATTGCACTCATGACGCATCACCTCACCGCTCCCGTCCATGGCTAAGGGATTACCGTTTTTAAGCCAACAGTCTTTACAAAATCCAAAAGGATAAATTACGGGGCTGTGATAACACTCCCCGCAATAAGTTGACATTAACAGTTCCACCTTTTCAGCGACGCGCCTTTAGGAGTGAGTTTACCACCCTTGCTTGTTGCACCTTTCATTCCACTCATCCGCGCACAAAAAGACTTACGCCTCTTAGCCTTCTTTGAGCCGGGTTTGAGTTTGCTTGGTTTGGTTGTTACAGGAGGTTTGAGATTCGCACCGCTCTTACGCTTGGCGGCGGCACGACCTTTGGCGTTCAATCCACCCTTCTTGCTATGCTTGTTTGGATTGTAGCCGTGGAAAGGTTTGCTCTTTTTCTTGGCTTTGAGAAGAGCGGATGAAATGTCCATTGGTGAACAGCAATTGCAGAATGAAACTTCTTTTGCAATTACCCTACTATCCATTGTTGCTAATTCTTCTGCTGTTATTGGTTCGTGCATTATGTATTCGTAGTTCATCTTAACCACCGTGGGCTTACCACCCACTCCTTGTTTTTTGCTACGCTTGCGTTTTGTCGCCGCGCGCTTTTGACCCGACGACATAGAGCCGCTGGTCTTAGGAGTTTTACTTGTTACTTTGACAGAAGGGCGACACTTAGGGTAGCCCTTAGAAGATTTACTGGCTTTGCTTCGACCACACGGAGGATGCTTACCATCCTTACCTGTGCGCGAAACATCCACCCACTTCTCCTTGAACCAACGGTTCAAGTTCTTTTCAATTGTCATACCACTCGCACCATTTTTTTCATGGTAGTCTTTTGCTTATCCATCAAAGCATAGCAAGGACATTTAGGAGACTTTGCAGAACAATCGTTACCTTCAATCATACAGACGCAGGGGGTCTTTTTCGTGCCACCGCAACAGCATTTATCTTTTTTGAGTTTCATTTCTTTTTGCCTCCTTTCTTCTTCTTGCCTTTGAATTTACCTTGGCAGTATTGAACGGCCCACCCATTTGCATACGCGCTTGGATAAACTTTGAACTTACGCTTCGCCGCGGCTTTACCAGCGGGACACAACTTTTTCTCAAGGTATCCAAACGCGGCATTCCCTGCAAAACAAAATTGGCAATCACAAGTCATTCAAAAACCCCATTCATCAAAAGGAAAAATCAATCCAACAGCCCCATCATTATATCATCCAAGTCCACGATTCGTTCGCGGAACTCTGTGGTAGCCCAATGAGCCAAAGCAAGAGCGATGGCGAAGTCATCGTGTCGTCCGATGCTGTCGAGTCGTCCTTTCTTACTCATACCGAACATCAGCAATTCTTTCTCAAGTTCAGCCATCAGCGAGCGAGAACGGTCGTCACCCCACGGCAGTCGCATCTGTTCGTTCTCGAATCGCAATACCAAACCCATGAGAAGCGACTCACGGCGTTGGCGCGTGGAAATGAATGTTTTGATAGGAAGGTCTGTGTCTGCGCGCAACTCAGTTGCGAAGACCCGCTGGAAGTTGTTCGCCTCTAATTCAATCACATCGGGATTGAACTTCGCGTTAATTCTTTGAATTTCCATAATCTGTGTTCGGAAATCCATGTTCTTACGGCGCACTGCATGAACCAATTCAAGCAGTTCGGGGTTGGTTGATGGGCGACGAAGAACTACCATTACAGTAAAGTCAGCGGCCCTATCGGAAGAGATAGCAGGGTCCCAACCGACAAAGTATTGGTCGTCGGGGTCACCGACTTCGCGGTCAATAATTTTGAGTGTAGTGTCTTTGGCGAGTTGAAGAACGGTCGAAGGGAACAGACTGCTCACATCGTCCATAGGTTCGCAAAGATATTCTCGCGCAAACGCAATCGCAGGCATGTCAGCCCTGCGCGCATCCAATGCTTCTAAGTCCCATCGTTCGGGCCAAAGGGCTATTCCTTTTGCGTTGATTGCCGGATATGTTTCAACAAGATACCCGTCGCGACTCTCAAGTTCAGTGTAAAGGTCAGTCGGAGTAAACGGTGTGCCGACAATCATCAGTTTGGATGTGTGGTGAAGTGTAGGTACAAGAACTTCGTAAAACCAAGAAGCCACTCTCATTAGTTCAGTATCTGTTGTACCCCACAGAATGTCGTCACAGAGGATGAGGTCGGGGTGGATACCACGGATAGCGCCTCCGACAGACTTCGCGCTGATGTTTGAGCCATTGCTAAAACCGAAGAAAGTCTTTGACCAACTGTCAGCCTTCTTCATCTTAGCGAGAAAGGGTATGCCATCAATAAGGTCATTGAGTGTGCGCATGTGGTGGATGGACTGATGAAGACTGTGTGAAATCAAGACAGCCTTCGTCTTAGGGTTGAATGCTGTTTTCCAAAGCATGTAGCCGAGGAACAGTGTTGATTTGCCGTGGTCACGCGCCGCTTTGACGCAATAGCGCTTGTGTGATTCAAGATTGTTGAACCATTGATTGTGATGCGTTGAAAGTTGAAACCCAAGAATCTCTTCAAAGAAAAACTTGAAGTCACGCTTCGCGACTTCAAAGTCGATTTCTTCTATTGCTTCAAGGGATAACGATTCCACACACCATCACCTAATCGCTAATTGCTTCATCAAAAGATTCCATCCGCGCGTATCAATGCTGTCTGCTGATAGTGTCAATGGTGCTGAAATAGCCGGCGCTGGCACATCTTCTTCTTCAAACTCGTCGTTGCCTTGCGTCGCTTCTTCAACCATCTCTTTCGCTTTAGGATTACCCTGTTTTGCAGACTGTGCTACTTGTTCAGCCTGTGCAGGTGTCAAACCATGGTATTCGGCAACTGCCGCCGCTATTTGCTGAGAAAAACCTCGGTTCCCAAAATTCTTAGCATTCGCTTCATAAGATTCGGGCTTGTTCCGCGCACCTTCAAGAAGTCTATTGTAACCCGTCCTTCGCGAACTGCCCGGTCGGAAAATCTTCTCGGATTGCGTTCTTGCAAATTCTTCAGCAGGGTCAGCGACGGGTTGAGGCGCGCCTGCTTCGGGTGCAGGCATTTCAGTGGATGGGGTTGGCACATCTTCTTCTTCATACACAGGGGCTGGCACATCTTCTTCTTCATACGGCTTCGGGCTTTGGTCACTGAGCGCTGATTCAACAGGCCCTTCTTCCATAGCATCCTTCGCCGCTTCTCCCGCCGCCGCCGACGCAGGGTCAATCGTTCGCGAACTTTCCCTTCGCTTATTGCCCAACTCTCGGATTTTGTTACGAAGACCACCTAAACCAGCGTTAGGTCCGGCCTCATCAATGTCTGCTTGCAACTTCTTTTTTGCTTCTTCATTCGCATCAAAGTCAGTTTGATATTGATTCATTTGCTCATCGCGAAGAGATTGGTGTCCGGCTTGCGATGCGCGTTGCTTTTGTCGTTGAAGTTCTCCTGCCCGTCCGGTTTGTAATTGGTCTAATTGGTTTTGGTCGCCGCGTCGCTTGATGGTTCTTGCCATAACGCCGTCACCAACGCGCTTGCCTGTCGCATCTTTTTCACCTAAGAGAGCATCCATACCATGGCGAGCAGTATCACCTACGCCTTGCATGAAGTTACCCATTCGTTGCCTAATGCCGGGGAATTTTCGGGCCATGAAATCGCGTGCTTTACCAGCACCAGCGGCCATTCCGCGACCTGCCCCTCTCATGGCTTGACCAGTTTTTTCTTTTGCACTACCATACGCTCTGCCCATAGCGGGTGCGGCGGTGTTCTGTGCGAAGTCCTTTGCTCCAGCATACGCTCGACCCATTGCTGGTCCAGCGGTGTTCTGTGCGAAGTCCTTTGTCGCATTTGCACCAGCGGCAATACCCCTACCTGCCATTTGTGCGCCGCCCATGATGGCGCGGCCTGTGTTCGCCGCGGCATGTCCAGCGGCGGCTCCGTAAAGACCAGCCTGCATAGCATTCCTTGCATTGGGGTCTTGTTGATAATTATCAAGTCCCTGCATGGTTTGTTGAGTTTTGTATTGTCGTCGTGCTTGATGAGGGGATTGTACGGCAGTACCAGCATAGGGTTGTGCCGCGCGGAAATCTTGAGTGACCCCGTATGGCACTTGCTTGCGGATAATGTCGGGATGAGAGTTGTCGCGTTCTGCGACAGCCTTGATGAGAGGTTCCCAAGTATTGTCTTGAGTATCAAACATAACATAGTTCATATCGGAGATGTTGCCGCCTTTCGCGAAAATAAATTCCATAGTTCCAGCATCTCTGCCGTGCTCAATCATACTGCTATTCCATTCTATTTCCCATGTTTCAACCATTGACTGCACCACCGCAAGACTTCTTGATAGCGCGAACCACATCATGCGTCGTGTTAAAAGATTTCGCTAAAACCTCCCAATCACCAAGCGACATGGCTATCGCGCGAACATCAATACTTGACATGCCAACTTGTTGACTTAGTTTATTCATGTCATAGGAATCCATAGGGTCGTATTTTGTCAACAAAGAGCCGCCTGCTTCGTGTAATTGCACGCGCTCCATGATGGTCGCGATAATACCCATCGGGTCATCATCGGATAGTTGAATATCATTGGGATTAAAACCGGAAAACCCTGTCGCACCACCAAACCCTGCGTAGGGGTCGCCCTCAAGCGGCTTTTGTGTGTTCCCATCGGGCAGTGTTGTAATCGGGTCTTGAGGTGGAAGCACATCATTTGCGCCTTCTTGCACAGCACCTGCCGAACCACTGCTTAGATGAGAGGGGAACGAGTCGTGAAGATGGTCGTAGTTGTTGTTGACTTTACCTCGCATTTCATGCATACCGTCGGCTTCGCCAAGAGCCTCAAAATCAATCTGTCTTGCCTCTTGAGATGCAATCTCAATGTAGTTCTGCATGACTGATGGTGGAGGGGCTGAGCGAGATGTGTAAGCCGCGGGTTCTATTCCAAGTTCCTCCGCAGTCTTCAACATAGCCATAATTTCAATAGCGGCTTTGTTGCGACCTCTGTCCCCTCCGCGAATCTTTGGAGCAAAATGGCCTCGATGTTTAGCAACTTCGTGTTTAATATCGGGATTGTCGAAATCAATAGCCCCTCTCAAATTCGCCATAACGGTCTGCAAACCCGTCGGTGAACCATCTTTACCGCGACCAAAAAGCAACTGGTTGATTGGCGCGCGAGCCATGGCTCTTGCAGTAGGTTGGTCAAATCCTTGGTCTTGTAAAGAATTCATCACTTCGGTGGACATACCGCCTGCGGTGCTTGGGGAGAATAAATCGGGGAGTCGTTGAGACAAGATAGCAACGATAGACATTGGCGATATTTGACCATAAGCGGCAGTCTGCGCATGGTCGTCTGCGTAGTGTGAAGGAAACACTGTATTGTCTTTAGCGGTAGGGTCCTTTTCATTTGAGTTGTAGCGGCGTGTAACACCACCTGTAATTTGCTGAGGTTCAATCACATTCTGCTTAGCGCCTAACTGACTGTCAATACCTCGACTTTTAATCTCATCAAGGAACTCTTTGTGAGTGTGAAATGCCGCTGACTCAAGATGAACACCAAGCGTCGGGTGTGCTTTGTTGTTCGCGTGATTGTTGATGAGTCGCCCTTCTTCGTCACGCGTTTGTCGATTCGCTGTCGGAACACGACGAGATTGATGCGCCCCGTAGTGGTTATTTTCGTATTCGGGGTGTAAAGAACCATCTTCATCAAACGGAATGGGGACAGTGTGAAAGTCATCATTATTGTCGCGCTTGATTTTGTTGAACCTCATCGCCGCTTTGTTGAAAATATCTTTCGCTTTTCTCAACGCTTTCTCTTCTGTCGTATGTCCCCCTTTGACTAATTCATTAGCGAGGAAATGCGCGGCTTGTTCTTTAGGAAATCGAGAGCGAACATCGGGTGGAATTTCATCAAACGGTTTACCAGTTATGGAATTGATGTAAAAGTGCGACATTTTGTCGTGCGGTGAATGCTTTGGAGGGAAGGACATTGGGTGCATAACACCATCCTTATCCATGTAGTAAACACCCTTCCCCTTGAGGATGATTTCACCTCTCACGCAATACCACCTCTGCTGACATACAAGTCATACGGGTGCGCTCCCCAACGAGTAGGGTCGTCGTCGGGGTCTGTTTCCGTAGCACCTGTTGGATTGGATGTGTTCCCGCCCGAAGCGTTAGGTGTTGCGCCACTGTCCGCGCCTCCTGCCCCGTCCGCTTTGCGCATCAGTTGACGCAATAGAATGTTGAGTTTGTCAATCAAGTGACGATATTCAATCTTATCACGCGCGGATATTCCTTTCTGTGCTTTCAAGAAGTCAATTGAGGCAAGAATGGAATCGGATGAACCAACACCACCGCCCGCCATAGCAGAAGCACGACCGCCCGCAAGAGAAGTCTCTTCACTCATGTGCGCACCCATAGGTGTTTTCGCGGTGCGCGGTTGACGCATGGCTTTCGTGTGCGGCTTAGAACGACCACGACCACGCGGACCGCGAGTCACCCTTGATTGAGTTGTCATAGTAGGTGTTGGTGGAGTTATGTCTTGAGTGGGTTGATTTTGGCGAATTTGTTGACGCATGGCTTCATTTTCGCGTTGTCTTGGGTCGGGGTAAGATTGCTTTGCGCGAGAACGACCTGTGGATGTTGTCAAAAAACGAGGCGCAGTTCTTTGCCGGTATGTATAACCGGGACTCATCATGTACCCTGCGCGCGCAGAAGCCATGCTTGTCATAGAACCGGGGTTTCTTACATTCCCTGCTTTGAGTGGAGCGCCACTGCCCTTTCTTCGCCGCTTACGCTTTTGTGATTCAAGAGTAATGTTCTTCCGCGATTTTCGCTTTTTACCAGTTTTAGCCCGGTCGCGAGCGCGCACAGTATCAATAGTCGTCGTCTTTTGCGGCTTGTCGCTATCGTAGGACGGCTTCTCGCGCCTTTTACGAATCATCTCAAAAGCATCATCAATGTAGTCGGTGGAGAGCATGATGTTTGCCCCAAGACCACTTGCTTTGGGATTCGCACCATCAATGGCCTCGTTTTGCCCCACTTGTCCAGCCATTTGTCCAACTTCGGCCTGTTGCTTCATATCGCTGTCTTCTTCATCATCAATACTCTTTTGCGGTATCTTGATTTTCATGTGTTGAAGACCTTGCATCATTTCAGCACGCTTTTCTTGCTTTTCGCGTTTTTTCGCTTCGTGGAGAGCGCGCTCTTCGGAATCTTCACGACCGACGCTGGAATCATCTTCCAAATTCTCAGCACTTTGGCGAGGGTTGAATCGAAGACCTTTGGTGCTACCTTGAAGACCACCAGCCATATCATTCACCTCCCATCAACTTGCCGCGAAGACGCGCCCATACTTCGGGAGACTCTTTCGCTAATTCAACTTTGAGGATGTTAATCGTTTGAGCAGTCATGTGCTCATTTGTTGTACCAGCCGCGCGTTCTTGTACGCGCATTATGTCTTTCACCGTCTCACGCACCTCTTTGTGTAACGAAACAATGTTGCGCACATATTGAGGGTCGTTACGGTCTGCATCATCAAGGAAGTGACCAAGTTCGCCGTTGAGTCGCGATAAATTATTACGGATGCTTTGCATTTCTTGTCCCGATTCGACAATGATGAGTTCAGCCGCCCCCTTTTGCACAATGGGTTTGAGGTGATGTTTGATGTGGTGATAAACGCTCGATTCGGGTATTTGAATGTCCAAAGCAATTTCATCAGCGGTCATCGCGCCATTGAAATAAGCCTCTTCAAGATTTTCTCGTTTAGAAGAAGTGCAAAATCCACATTCGCTATTACTTGCCATGTGATAATCACCCATGTGATTTCGGAAATGCCGGTCTGCTGTACCTTCGCGCCAATCCATGTCTTTATCCAAATCCTTGGCGATAACTAACCCGCCTTTCATCATCTCTTCTAATGAGTCGCGACCTTCGTCTTGGCAGAACTTGCAAGAACTACGAGTTACACGCTCCGCCATGACAAAGACCAAGTATCGGTCCGCGTTAAGCATTTCTATGAGAAAGCGACTCAACCGTGTGCCTAAAATTGGCGGCGTGCCGATGACAAGAGCCACGGCAAAGAGTCTTTCACATGCGGCTAAAGATGTTTTGACAGGACAAAAAGCAACTCTCAAAGAAAGAGAAGAAAGGTTGTGGATTTGCTCATCATGCCCCGAACGACAACAAAATAGGTGCGGATTATGCGGTTGCTTTTTGAAAGGCAAAAGTATGCTCAAAAACAGCAAATGCCCTATCGGTAAATGGTCAACCTTGTTGAGAGAGGCGGCGGTAAACGATGCCAGTCGCGCTGAAACAAACGAAGAGCGCGCCAATAATCCAACTCAAGTCACTTGAACTCATTTTTGGGCCGGAAAAGACCAAAATAAGAAAACAACCAAGCGTCAATGCGATAAGTTGCACCATAATCATGTCAACGACGACTGATTTTCGCAAGTTCGTCATGTCGCTCAATGCGCCATAAATACTCGTCATGTCCATCTCATCGTCCCCCTGTCAAAGCAGAGCGCAGGAAAGAGCCGCCTGTTGAAGCAACTGTTTGCATCATGCCGGGGTCGGCTAATGCAGTGTTCAACATGCCTTGCATAGAACTTTGATTCGCGATTGCAATCATTTGTTGGAATTGCATGTTCATTTGTTGAACATTGTTTGATGCGGCATTGAGCATTTGAGTTTGAGCCATCGTCACACTGTCGGGAGTAGGCATACCTTCAATGCCGCTGAAATCAAACGAAAAACCATCGTCACTTTCCTTGATTTTTACTTTTGAAAGCATTTGGTGCATCGAAACGGCAACAATGTTACTCGTCAACGCGATGAGCATGTTCATATTAGCACCGTTGTTATCCGACAGCCACTTGTCAATCATCGGATTGCTGGTAATCATCATTGAAAGAATATCCATTTCAGTAGGCGGCGGAGGGGGCGCGTATGGGTTTTGATAACCTTGTTGCGCGTAATTTGCACCCATTTGGGGCATTTGCCCCGGCACTTGTTGCTGTCCGTTGGCGAGTCCAAGATTAAGCGCACCATTCATTGGTTGCGCGGGCTGATTGTTGTTGTTGTTCCACCACGCCATGATACCACCTCAAGCGCTACCCTCATTTTGTTGTTGCGGTAGCGGCATAGGCATGCTTTGTTGTTGCATTTGATGCATTGCGAGAGCATCTTGTAGCATTCGCGTGTTATTCCCTGCTTGGAATTGTCGCATATCAAAGACAATCATCACTAAATCATTCATACCTGTCGCGGTATTAGTGAAATGCGTCACTGGAATGTTGTCTTGCTTCAACATCGCGAAAAATTGCTCATATTTTGCAAGTATCGGAGGGGTGTTGTCTTTCTTTTTGATACTGCTGACTGGTACAGCCACTACTGAAACACCCTTCTTTAGTTTCGCCTTGAGCGTCCCTCCACTCGCTTCTTGCTCAGCCTCTTCTTCCTTCTCCCACTTGCAGAGCAAATGGTACAGGTGAAGGTGTTCGGGGCAGTAAGTTCCTCGTAATTTACGCCCACTTGTGACATTTTCGCGCGCTACAAAGGCTTCTGCTTCTCCTGTGACCGGATTTTTGAAGTAAATGTCCCATAATGACTGTCCTGTCTCTTCGTCAATGATTTGTTCGTAAATGTTACCCGCCATGCGCAAAAGATGCTCCACATCGCAACCATCAATGACACATCGCATGGTGTTGGTGTTGTATCGGTACTTTCCACCAAATAACCACCTTCTTGGGGACAAAATAGACCTTTTTGTGCCTTTCAACAAGCGATACGCTTGCTTAATGTCCTTTCTTCGCGCCTTTTTGGGGTTAGGATGTTGCGAAGGATAGAAATTTACCTGCGGAACTTCAATGTGAGTGCTTGCTTCACTCATCGCGGACTGTGCAGAAGCCTGTTGTTGCATCTGTGCAAGGCTCATTTGGGTCTGTGCGGCAAGGCGTAATAGGTCATTTTGGGGTGTATTTCCGAGCATTTTGTCACCAACTGAGCATTTCAATCATCGTTTTTTCGACATTCCAGCCGATTTTAGTCGCCATCATGCTGACGCGACATGGAATACCTGCTTTTTGTAGTCTTCGCATGGCCGGACGATGCACATCGAACACTTTATGCTCGCGTAATCGGTTAGATTGCCATAATATGTTCGCATTTTCATCCCACCACTCGTCTGCTTTGTTCGCGACCAGCCAAATTTGCTTAGGAGTGTACCTTTTTCCTCTAATTCGAGTCTTCAAAGAGCGGTATTTCCATCTTTTTTCAATTAAAGCATCAACAAGGAACTCAAAACCACCAATCGCGTCAATAACTTTCGCCCCTTGGCCTCCTAAGACGCGCGTATCGGTCATGAATACAACAATTTCCACTTGTCTGTCCACCATATCGTCAATCCATAGGTTCCAAAAGCGTTGTTGTCCTCCAATATCGGAAGAATGAACCACTCTCTTCTCTCCTTTCCAGCGAAGACGCTTTCGCGTAGCCTGCGGAAGAACATATCCTCCGCCAATGAGCCTTTTTGCATGCATGGTGCGCTCTTCAATGTCATCCATCTCGCCCGGAGTGCGCATAAATTGGTCGAGAGTCGTCTTTCCGACTTGCGTTGGACCGTAAACACCTATTCTGCGCGGCTTTAGGTAGTTATACAGTTCACGACCGTACACAACCGCGCCCATAAGCGCGCTACCAGCCATTGTTGCAACCATTATGTCACCCAACCGCGAACTTTATTGTAAACCCACTCAACAGTGTTCTCCCAAATGCTCACATCAGCATGCAATTCAAAAAAAGACACACTCAAAGCAGTCACAAACCCTGTTATCACGCACAACACCAGCGCCTTTCCCTTTTCATAATAAGTGTCAAGCGTGTTTTGAGTGTGCAAAGCGCGAAGTGTTGCCTCGGTAGCATCATCTCCGGGTGTTTTGAACAACCATCCCATTGATTCACTTCCTTTTCTTAGCGTATGTACCATCGGGGTTCCTGCGACCTGTTTGGTTACCCAGTTTCATGGGCTTTTTGGTGTCTGCTTTGTGGGCAGGCACATCACCTTCTTCCATCAACTTGATGTAATCTTGAACTTCGGGGTCTTCTTCCAATTTTTGCATTTGTTGCGAAAAAACGGCTTCCTGTTTCTTGATTTCCATTTCCATTTGACGCTGAGCGAATTTCATTTGTTGCGCTTGCATGGTTCGACTCATGTTTTTCTGCATGTTTGCAATAACTGCGCGCTGGTCCATGCCATCTTGTGCCAACATTTTGTAAATGAAGTAAGCCATTCCCTGCAAAGTGAACGCACCCATGGTGTAGGTAATCGCGTTCGTATAAGTATCGGGCGATGTAAGCCATAATTCAGCATCGAAGACAGCAATCGCGCATCCGACGAGGATGCTTACGAATGATATGAGTCCCAATACGCGTAATTCGTCTGTGTTTGAAGAGTTAGGGCTTGGTTGCATGGGGTTGCCTCCTTGTTGAGCGACAACGCGTGCGCTACATAAGCGTATTCATTCACCCTATTCTCAGTATTATACTATTATTGTTACAATAATACAAACTAATTATTCTTATTAGAACGAAATGAGATTATCGAGAATCCTCAATCATCTTCCGGCATTTGTCGGAACCGATTTTGCGGCAATTGCGGTGGCTTGAACGCGAACGGAGGCAATTCACCCGCTTGGCCGGGTTCTGCCGCCTTGTCATCGTATGGCTGACGGATGGTCATCGGAAGCGGTTGTTGAACTGGCCCCTCACCTGCTTGCGGGTAGCGTTGCGCGAACTGTTGGGCTTGAGAACCGAGTCTTGTTCTTGCATCACTGGTACTGCCTGTCGCACCCTGCTGAGGTGCTGTCCCACTTGGTTGCGTTTGCATTTGCTCTCCTTGCGGTCCAACCGTCGCCTGTTGACCGATTGGTCGCGAAGAAGGACTCATTGGGACTGTTCCTCGCTGTGTCGCAGGGCCTTGCAATCTCTCACCAAACTGCTGTTCACCATAAGCAACTGCGTCGTAGGTTTCCAAATCCTCATAGTCGCCAAAAGTAATTGTAGGGTGGAACATTGTCGCTTTCGCGTTTATCCCTTCTATTTGCTCGATGAGTTCTGCTGAAACTTCGCCGTTTTCTAAGTCTTTTCTCAATTCACTCGCGTTTCCATAGCCATTCTCACCCATGAGGTCAGTCATAGCCTGCATTCGCATCCAATTCGGGTAGTGGCGGAATAGAGCCATTTCTTCCATTTGCGCGACAATCTTTTCATCTCTTGCTTTAGATTCATCAGTCACTGAGGATTGAGCGGCAACACTGTCTTGGTAAAGTTGGTCAATTTCTAATGGCAACTTTTGCGCACTACTCTTGGATACTTTAGAATTTTTCAATACATCGTTTTTGAAATCCAAACCACTGGTTAAACCGCCACCGAAATCTTTCTTCGTGTTTTTCAAATCAATAGAACGCTCCATGTCTTCTTCATCATCATAGCCAAACATACGCGCCGCTTCGTTGTAAGCAAATGTTTGCAAATCGCCTCGCATTTGCACTGTCTCAAAGAAGTTCTCGACACTTAGGCGCGTATCAGCACTGTTGCCATTTGCTTTCATCGCGTCAACAACTTTCTTGTGGAAGTTGGGGTGTGAAATATCATCATAGGATTCTAAGAACTTCTTCAGCATTGAGAGCCTTGCGAATTCAACATACATTGGCTTCACAATTTGATTGACTGCTCGCTTGTGACCAGCATCAAGCCCCTTACGCGGTCCACCTCTCGGAGAATCCCCTTCTTCTTTTTCAAGTGACAAGTAATCTTTGATGCTTGAATAAGATATTCCTTCTGCGGATAATTTGTCGAGTAAAGACTGGTCCCAACGGATTTCACCGTCTTCCATTTCAAGGTTCTCTTGGTCGCGAACATCATCGGGAGCATTGAACTCATCGTAAAGTTGACTTAGCGCAGGGTTTGACATTTCACTCAACTTTTGTTTGACAAGAGGTTTCTTCATTTGACCGACAATTTCCTTTGTCTTCTCCGCCTTTTCTTCGTCAAAATTCGATGTGTGCAGGTAGCGATTAAGTGCATCCATCATTGGTTTTGAATGCTTGAACATGTCTCTCAAATCTTTGAGACTCAAATGAGGCTCCGCCTTGCTATTTGGCGCGAATATGCCTTCATCGTTTTCAGCGTCAGTCAACCAACGACCGTGATTGTAAACAAGCGACTCATGAGACATCCCCGACTCCGACTGCACCTTATCATCATCAAGCGAAAACAGTTTTTTGTTAGCCTTTCCCTTTTCGTTGTATTTCTTTGGGTAATCTTTGACCATCAAATTGTGCAATTTAGCGCACGCTGTTTGCACAGTGTGATTGCGTTGACCGTGCGACCCTGCGATGTTAGGGTGGTTTTGAATTACACTCAAGAGATTATTGACCTTCTCTTCGCTTGCTCCGTTATTGATAGCCTTAGCCGCCATCCCTTCTGCGCGCTTTAATATCTCATTGTTATGGTGCGCGTCTCGCAAACCTTTCAGTTTTTCTTGCGATTCGGAGATTACACCCATAGCATCATCTATGGGATTCACTTTCGCGTCGCTTATTTCGGGCGCTTTGCTCCGTTCACTGAATGCGTTAGAATAATAGTATCCACTCTCGTTAAAATCCTTCTCAGTCATCTTAATCTTGGCTTTCTTAGCGTAACGCTCTTTGTTCAACGCTTGAATGGTTTTCAATTTAGTGAGAGGTAATGCTAACCCCCTTTCGACCGCATCGCGATGCATTTTCGCAGTGAAATTATTGCGTCCTGTTTTACCAACACCTTCTTCATCAAGCCGTTGTTGAATCATAGCGTTAAGACCATTTTCATCGTAATGTTCTCCGTAGTGAGGGCTGTGCTTGTGTCCATGGAAAACTTCACCTGTTTCTTCATCGACATAACCCCCGAAGTATTCGTCCACTTGGTCGGGGTCAAGATAACCGCTACCGTGACAATGCGCGCACATACCATCCGAACATCTTCCTCCCTCGGCGTCGGGGTGTTCTTGGTCGCATTCGGGGCAAGCAACTCCGGGGAACTCATGCCCTCGCATGTCCGAATGATGGCTATCAAAATCACCGTGATTCGTGGCGCGCAGATTCTTATGGATGTAATCCTGCATCTTCGGGCCGTTAGGGTTAGCACCAGCCAAAGCAGGGTTGTGTGCTTGAATGAATGAAATCGCATCATCCATAGTGACCTTTCCACTACCTCCGCAAAGGCCACATCCTGTCGCACTGTTCATCACCCAATTTTCTTGCTTCCCTTCCGTATCATAAGCCTCGCGCTGTAACAATTCTCGGACTTGATGTTCTCTCATCTTACCACTTGGGGGTATTTCTTCTTGAGGTATTTCCTCTTCTTGTGTACCAAGCACATCGTCTATGAGTTCTTTGTTCCAATCCGCATTATCTTCATTATGGAAAGCATCGTTCGCGAGTGTCAATTGTTTTTTGGTTAATTTACGACCATGTTGTTTGAGGCTCAACGCTTGTAGCGTTTCAGCGTCAGTCAATCCATACAAAAGTCGATTGTTTTGCTGGTGGGTCAATCCTGTTCCAACGCTTTGTCCGATAGCGCCCGTCATGTATTCATCGGGACGATACATGAAACTTCGATGTTCGTCTCCGTAGCCGTCAGCCAAGAATACATCGGGAATAGGAAGGCCGTCTTTGGATGTGTAAAGTTGCGTCGTTAGCGCACTGAGTTTATTCCTCAAGTGTTGGTCATCTTTCTTACCAAGAAGCGGCGCTAAGAGGTGACCGATTTTGAGGAACGCGCCGAAGGCTTGTTCTGTACGATGATTGTCGTAATCCACATCTTTCGCTAAGCGATTAGCAGTCTTATCATGCGAACCCGCCCTGCTTTTGATAGTTTTGAGGAATTCCGGTAAATTCTCAATCTCACCATTGAGCGCCTTTTTCTCAGCCGCGCTTCTCATTTCAAACGATATTAGTTTGTTGCTATGGTTGGGTTCGGTGATTTGCATTCCACTGTCTTCATGGAAATCATCATCATTGGCTACTGGAACATCTTGTGTGAGTGGAACCTCAAGTTTCAGTGCGTAATTTTGGTCATCGTATTTTGGTGGTCTAATATCAACAACAGCATTCTCTTGCCCACCAATGTTGATTTTCATGCCGTTTGAAACAACGCCATGTAAGTGGAAATCTTTCGCGCTCACCTCAACATAATCTCGACCAGCCACACCGCGATTAGCAAGCCGCATCTTCTTTTCTTTAATTTGGTTCATGCTTGCAAGAATATCTTGCTTAGCAAGTTCGCGCATTTCTTTCAAGCGCGCTTTCAATTTCGCATGCCCTTCGGGGTTTGACTTTTTACTCAAGTCACCGTTCTCCATACGCTGGCCGTATTCTTCTTTGAAACTCTTTTGATAATCTTCCCATTCGTCAATTGATGGTTGAATGTGTTGCAAAAAGGAATTGTAGCGTCGCGCTTTGCTTTCGGCCCTTTTCGCGGCGTTTGCTTCTCCGAACATAGAGGCAATGAACTTTCGTCGCTCTTTTCTGCTCCTATCATTCCCTTTCCTATCCATCTTTGTCAGCGATTTGAGATTGATGCGCTTCCCTTCGGGCGTCGTCAACGCTCCACTCTTTATGTCTTGAAGAATATCAAAGGCTTCCACAACTCCACTAAATTGCGCGGCGGTCAAGTTTCTAATACGCGACTCTTCTCTTTGCGCGTCGTTTTGGAAAGCAGACGCGTGAATTAACCCCAATGCCTGTCTTTCATGAGGTGTTCTGCGTGCCGCCCCCCGCTTACCTCGCGGACGGTCGCGCATATCAAGACCAAACTCATGTCCGATTGCTTCGGCTCGGTCATGATGCGGTGAAGAAGGATGAACGATGGCTTTCTCGATTTGCTTTTTCAAATACTTTTTCAGTTCGCCTCCGCGACGGTCAATGCCCTTTGTGTCTATCACACCATCGTCGGTTTGAAGAGGTGACCCGTCTCGCTGAGTCAACCCATATCTGCGCAACATTTGTCCAATGTACTCATCATCATCATCGGCGAAGATGTATTTCGCGATAGTAAGAAGAGAAATCTCATCATCATTACCCATCAGTGGAATGCTACGACTTCTTGAATCATCATCATCCCACCTGTAATCCAATTCGGGCATGTAAATTCGCGAAAGAGCATAAGGTGAAACACCACGGGGGCGGTATGGGTGGTGTCCTTGTGCCTCTTCCTTGGTTTCATTAGCGAAGTGCTTAATGTCACACGCTTTGCACGCCTCTTTCTCAATTTTGTTTTCCACACGCTCTTCCGGTGACATTTGATAGTGCTCTCGGAATTGCTGTTTTTGCTCCTTGACCTCTTGATGCCGAGCAAGACCCTTGGCGCGAGCATCATTCGAGCGCTTCCAAGCATACAGGGTTCTCAAAACGGCCCCCTTGGATACATCGCCACCGAATTTACCAAGAAGTTTCATGAAACCGTTTCTGTATCCTTGTACGGAGAATCCGCTCTTCGCGTACTCCATCCCCATTTCGGCAATATCAATAGGGTCGATTCCTATTTCCGAAACAGTCTTGCGCAAATCAAGCAAGTCGTGGTTTAGTTTGTTCAAGTATCCGGGCTTCAAACCTGTTTCCAATACGCGTTCGTATCGCGATTTATCTTTATCATTGAATCGCCCCAACTCAGCGTAAGGGTCATCGGAATGAAGTATTGTGTGAAGATGGTCCATGTCATCTGCATGAAGCGCAAGTTTCTCCACTTCGCCTCGGTCCATGCCGAGTTTTTCCAAATGGTTATTGAATTGCATCATGTGCCTACCCGAACCTACGAGCAAGTCCATGAAAATTCGCGATTTCTCTTCAATTTCACCAGCCGACAAATCACGGTATGGGTGTCCTTCGGGGAAATCGGAGCCATCGGGTATTTCACTGAAATATGTAGGGTTGTATGCCCTTCCACTCACATCATTCAAAATTTGATTGTAGTGAACTTGATATTCATCATTCGTCATGTCGCCGAAGAGAACCATGTTCTCTAAGTCCTTGAGGCGATAATCCGATTTGATTTTCTGCTCTCCTTGACGGTCGCTTGAGATAAAACGACGCGCGCGTGCTTGGTCTTGAGGTGTGTCTAATTTAATATCACTGAGTTGAGTACCTACGGTTTTCTCACCGCCTTTCTCAGCAATCTGTGTACCGCTTGCTGTTAAGTCAGCCGTCTCCTGTCTGCTCACTCCTTCGGCTTCATTGATTGTTCGGAAGATACCAGTTTCACTCAACGCCCTTTGCAGTGCAGGATGCAATCCGGTCATATCTTCAACCTCTATATCACCATCCGCAATCTCCAACCTCCTTTTCTTTGATGTTGGGTTGTTAGGGTCTTTTATGAAAGGCTCAGCGTATCTTTCGTCAGCGTTAGGTTGCGTTATGCTTCGACCGACATTCTTCGCGGCTCGATGGAAAGCGTGAGTAACGAAATCGGGTCCTTGTCCAGCAATCGCTTCGCGTCCAAATCTGCCACCACGCCCTGCGCTTCCAATTGCGCGCTCTTGTAAGAAAATTCTCATGAAGTTGTTCACATCTTCTTGCACCAGTGGTACTGCATCTTTCTCACTGACTCCTTCTTGTTGCGCTTTATTGGTTATCAAGTTGCGCCATTTTGCTACATCGGATGAAGCAACCTTTGACTCTTCCAAATCCATGGTTTTGAAATCAACTTGCGGCAAGACTTTTTCATAAAGTTTACGCGCGGCCTCCATTCTCCCTTCATCAGTGGTGTATCTTCCGTCAGCGGTCAATTCACTCAACGCTTTTCGCCCTTGAGCCGACGCCTCATCCATCTGTTGTTGAAAGTAATCGGGCATAGTGCCGCCACGCGACGGTACAACACGAACAGCACGCGGGGAGACTTGGATGTCTTCCATGTCTCTCAAAGTCGATGTGCTAATCGGGTGTTTACTCTTGTTTTTCAAGTGGTTCAGCACGCCCTTCTGTTGCTGTTCGCGCTTTCGTCCACTTGCATCAATGCCTTCGCGCATCCATTTGCCTATTTGGTTCGGGACGCGATTCTTTTTCATGAAATCTTCAAGCGAACCATGGTCCTCTTCGTCCATTTGTTTGCGGAACCCTAATTCTTCACCGAAGTGCTTAATCATACCATCAAGAGCAGTCAGTACGGGCTGTGTGAGCATAGGGAGAGCCATGATGCTCGGTGTGGTGATGTTGCCCTCTTCGTCTTTGATGGCCTTGTATCGCGCATCATCGTCCAAATCAAACAACTCAGCGAACATGTGATTATTCGCGTAAATTATGTCACTGTAAAGCGCGTCATAGTCAATCTCATCATCCTTCATGGGCGGATTTTTCATGAGGTTCTGTAAGTAGGGCCTCAAAGCAACCTGCCCGTCGAAAATGGCACGCTCTTTTTCGTTCATTTGAGCGTAGTTTTTATTGGTTTTGCGAGGCGCTTCGTCAGCCTTAACGATGCGGATGAAGCGACCCATGATGAAGCGCACGACGAGCCTACCCTTGAAGGTAGCGGTTGGTGGGAATTTTAGCATATTTTTTTTAGGAATGCGCGCAGTTAGTTTTTACACCCCCCACGAAAAAAATGTCTGTATTCCGCATGCGGTTAAGCAGGGCAAATTGCCCTGCGCGAGACGCGAGTCCGGCTAACGCGAGGGGGTATTTGCCCGCGAAGCGCGAGGGCCACGCAGTGACGCGCGCAGGTTGCATCAGCGCTAAGGCATTGCATCGCGATAAGCAACCACGCGATGCTCGCGCGGGTTGTCGTCCCGCGAAGCCCGATTCATCATCGCGCTCCTCCAACC